TAACATAGCAATAGAATATGAAAGCAGAAATAAACCATCAGGAATAGCAAAATCACAAGCAGACTACTGGGCTATAATATTTTCGGGTGATTATAAAGATGAACTAATATTAATAATAAAAGAAAATAGATTAAAAGAAATCTGCAGGGAATACTTAAAAAAAGGAAACATTAAAACAATGGGTGATAATAATACTTCAAAAGCTATATTAATACCAATAACAGAAATATTAAAATGGAAATAACAGAAAGATTAAAAGAAATAATATTAGCAGAAACAAACGTTAATATTGAAGCAGTAACAAGGAAAAGAAATACAATAGAATTAAGAGCATTATATTACAATTTAATAAAACATTTTGGACCTAAAATTACTTTATCAAATATAGCTGAATCAGTAAATAAGAATCACGCAACAGTTATACACGGATTAAACAATTATGATATATATGAAAGGTTTAATAATGATTTAAGAGATTTAAGAAAACTAATAATAAAACAAATGGAATCAGAAAACATACAAGCTACAACAGATATAAATATATTAAAGTTAGCAATCGAACAAAAAGATATAAAAATATTACAATTAGAGTTAGAACTTGAAATAGTTAAAAATAAATTAAGTACATTTACAAAATCAGAATACAATATTATAAATAAATTAAATGAACTTTTAATAGATATTAAAGACACAGAACTACACGATGTAATGATAATTAGATTACAAGCAATGTATGATATGAATATGAAAGTAATTAAACAAAAAAAAAGAAAATGATAACACCAAAAGAAAAAGCAAGATATTTAGTAGATAAATATATTGAAGAAGGAATTTGTTTTGTTGGGGATTATTCTATGGAAAAAAGTTGCGCATTAACAGCAGTTGAAGAGATATTAGAATTTGAAAAAAGGATTGTGAAACAAATTGAAAATTATCTTGAATTATTTAAAGAAATGGAATTTAAAACAGAAAGCTATTATTGGCAAGAAGTTAAAGAAGAAATAGAAAAATTATGAAAAAATATAAAGTAATAAAATTAATGGCTTTAGCTTTTGAAGCAGGTTATAAACAAGCGTCAGTAGTTGAATCAGGATTAGAAGGTAAAGAAACAGATATATTAGTAAATTGGATTTATACTAAAAATGTAAATAAAGAATAATGGAAAACAACAAAGAATTTATTAAACTAAAAAAAACATTATGCCAGATATAACAATGTGTTCAGGAAACAAATGCGAACTATCATCTATATGTTATAGATACAAAGCAGAACCAAGTGAGTTTAGACAAGCTTATTTTTGTGAACCACCTAATAAAGGTTTAGAATGCGAATACTTTTGGGAAATTAAAACACAAGAAGATGAAAGCAATATTGGAATTTAATTTACCTGAAGATAGTTTAGAATATAAACAAGTAACAAAATCTAATGATATGGCAAATGCTTTGTGGGATATAACACATAACACAAAGAAACAATTACATTACATATCAGAAGGAGAAGAACAAGATAAAGGCATAGATTTAGTTTTCAATAAAATATATGAAATATTAGAAGATAATAATATTAATACGGATGAATTATGTTAAAACCAATTCATAAATTTAATAATGGTGGGCAAACAACAAAGAATTTATTAAACTAAAAAAAACATTATGAAACAAGAAACACTTGAAGAAGCTGCTGAAGGATTTTGGTTAAATGATGATTCTATGACGGATAATGACAGAATTTCTTATGTAAATGGATTTTTAGCTTGTACTAAATGGCAACAAGAAAGAAGTTATAGTGAGGAAGAAGTGTTGAAAATATTTTATGATTGGGATACATTTGACTATCATCAAGAGTCTTTTAGTGGTAAAGATGATTTAACCTTTAAACAATGGTTTGAACAAAATAAAAAGAAATAACTTATGGATAGAGTATTAGAAGTTATAGTTATATTCTTTTTTATGATTGGATTTTTGACAATTGTTGGAGTATTAATAAATTACGGTGTAAATTTTTGGTTTGAACAATTTAAAAAGAAATAAGATGAAAAACATACACATATTACCAACAGATAAACCAAGTAGGTTAATTATAAAAGGAACAGAATAATGGAAAAATCAGCAGTAGAATGGTTAATAAATGTAGTCCAATCTTGTATTGCACCAAACTATATACCAAAAGAAATAATTGAACAAGCCAAAGAAATGGAAAAGCAACAACTAAAAGAATCGTTTAAAAAGGGTCAAAAAAGCACATTAAAAATATCATAAAAAGAAATAATATGGAAGAAGAAACTGTATTGAATAAATATTTAATAGAATGGATTAATATGACATATCCAACTATGATAGCTGGGGGTAATTCTACTTTACTTGAATTTGATTATTATGATGCTGATAAATTTGCAAATTGGATAGAAGAAAAAATAAAACAACATAAATGTAATAAAATAATATCAGTAGGTTTAACTAAAGAATTATACTGCGGTAAAGAATGCGAATCTAAACATAGAGCAGCTATTACAATGCGATTAAAACAATAATAGCTTTTATTTATTTTTAATTCAATAATGATGTTATTTGATTATGGAAGATAAAAGAAAATATAACGGGGGAAATAAAAATGCAGGTCGTAAATCTAAATCAGAAGAAGTTAAACTGATTGAAAAATTATCTGCATTAGAACCTTTAGCATTTATGGCATTAGAAAAAGGATTAGAGAATGGAGACTTTAAATTTACACAATTGTTTTATAATTACTATGCAGGTAAACCAAGAGAAACAAAAGACATAACTGTAACAAATGAACAGCCTATATTTAATATAGAAGATTTAGACTTGATTTAAGCCACTATTATATGGAATTTATAGTAACTACTGCAATTAAAAAGTTATTGCGTTTAAAGCAACGTATTAAAGTTATAAGAGGTGGAACATCAGCTGGCAAAACATTTGGTATCTTACCTTTGTTAATTGACAAGGCAATAAAAGAACCAATGTTAGAAATAAGTGTTGTATCTGAATCAATACCACATTTACGTAGAGGTGCATTAAAAGACTTTTTAAAGATTATAATGGCACTTGGTAGATACAAAGATGAACAGTTTAATAAGTCAACTTTAAAATACACATTTGCAAATGGAAGTTATATTGAGTTCTTTAGTGTAGACCAACCTGACAAATTACGAGGAGCAAGAAGAAATATATTATACGTAAACGAATGTAACAATATAGACTTTGAAAGTTATTATCAAATGGCTATTAGAACAAGTGGTGATATATGGTTAGATTATAATCCTGCTTCTACATTTTGGGTAGATAAAGAAATATTAACACAAACTGATGTAGACTTTATAACACTTACTTATTTAGACAATGAAGCATTATCTAATACAATAGTAAAAGAAATAGAATCAGCAAAGGTAAAGGCGTTAACATCTACATACTGGGCTAATTGGTGGAAAGTATATGGACTTGGGCAAACAGGTAGTTTAGAAGGCGTTTGTATTACAGATTGGAATGAGATAGATTTACCACAAGAAGCAAGAATATTGTGCTATGGAATGGATTTTGGATATTCAAACGACCCGACAAGTTTAGTTGCGATGTATAAGTATAACGATGCATATATATTTGATGAATTGATTTATAAAAAAGGTTTATTAAACAATGATATAAGTAACCTACTAAAAGCAAACAATGTAAATGATATAGTATATGCAGATAGTGCTGAGCCAAAATCAATAGCTGAATTAAACACATACGGTCATAATATATTGCCTGTATCAAAAGGTAAAGATTCAATATTATATGGTTTGAATTTAATAAATCAAAACAAAGTTTACGTTACATCAAGAAGCAAGAATTTAATAAATGAATTAAGAAATTATATATGGCAAACAGATAAAACAGGAGTAAAGATGAACAAACCTATTGATTCTTATAATCACGCAATAGATGCTATGCGTTATGCTATAATGAGCCAATTAGAAAACCCAAACAAAGGAAATTATTTTATATATTAATTATGACATACGGACAAATGATTGCAGCAATACAATGTTACATACACCACAAAAAGAATGTAGAAGTGTCTATTAACTTGCCAAGAAATATAGGCGAAATACATAAAATGCAAAAAATGTATTCTATTGCTGCTGCTTATTTGAATAGTTAAATTTTTGTTAAATGTATTATATTATAAACAAAAAGTATATATTTGTACATAATATAAACT